GTGGATTATCACCACCGTTTACTGCTGGATAGCCTTTTTTGCTCTTGTGTAGATCGTCACCATCAGGAACACTAGCAGATAGATCATCATATTCCTCGTCTGGCTCGTTAGCATATTCTTCTTTTTTGTCAACATCTAAATCTGGTTGCTTGTCGCCATCCATGTCTAGATCTAATTCGCCTACCTCATCGTCTTTTGGTAGCATCTTTAGTGGTGGCATAGACATTGGCATTGGAGGTGTTGGTAATGGTGCGTCACCCTTTGGCATCATGTCTGGATTTACCTTAGTAAGTAATTTCATCATGCCTTCAATATTATCCATTCCCTGAGCATTTAGGTTTACACTCATGCTTGGTGGAGGTGTATCTGGTTTTTCCATTGCTGGCATAGGTGCGTCCATGTTTGCGTCCATTGCTGGATCGCCACAGGCCTCATCAGTTTGCGTATCAATTGCTCTAATTTTCTTGTAAAGATCTCTAAAATCCATTATTAACTCCCTACAGCACTTTTAGTGCCGGTTTTATCTTGTTTAGTTTTAGCCATTTTATATTCGGCTTCTTTCATTCTTTCTTTTGAGGCTTTTTGTAGATCCTTTAGGAAAGACTTGTTAAAATCATCGCCGAAATAATCTTTTGACTTAACTTTTTCAGCATCTTTGTACTGAGGGTCGTTTAATTTTGACTCGCCTGTTGGTTCGTCCATCGCTGTCATTTGATCCAACTCATATGGATCGTTAACATTGCGAACTCTGAAGTGGCTAAAGTCCAATCCGACGTTATTCTTGATTGCCATTGAAATTTCTTGTGGAGTTACAGGATATGTACAGGTGTTTTCAAATACACTCACTTCAACATTCTCAAGTTCAGGAAAATCTTTTACTTGTTTTTGAATTGGTGTATTGCCAACTTTCTTTACGCTATCACAACCGTATTTTTGTAGGCTTGCGTGTACACGCTCCTCAAAACCTTCAGGAATTTCCCCCGCAACCTTAATTCTAAAGTTGTAGGTTTTAGCACTTTCCGTTAAATATTCTTTCAATGACTTCATGCTCATATTTATCACTCTCCACGCAATTTCTTCAGCAATTCGTTACGATCTGCTAGGACAAATCCTTGCCCATTCATAATATCCTCCGGATCTGCTCCGGAATCCCTGTCAATCTTCAGCTTTTTAAGTTTTAGATCAACTGCTTTTAACTTTTTATCCATTTTTGCTGTTTTAGCATCAATGGCATTCTTAAGCATACTGCCCGCTACCTCAAAAATACGTCCACTGTAGCGCACTTCCACGTTCATGCCCAAATCCATTAGGTCATCGTAGGCGGCTTCTGCTTTTTTGGCTAGATTATCCAGCTCAGAATCTGACATGTCGTCTAGCTCTTGTATGGCAGGAAGATCAGAAGAGATAGCAGAAAGTTCCTTGTAACTTCTTTCAAGGCTCCTAACATCATTCTTGCTAGGTTCTTGGTCAGAGGTTACTTCTTTTTTCTGTTTTTCATCTAGATCAAATAGTTCTTCTAATTTCTTTGTCATACTGTTACTTATCTCCGTTTGGTGCCTTGGTGAAAAATATCTTCTTCGTTGACTATCCTAAATTTTAGTCCCTGTTGCTTACACCAAGCACTTGCGGCTTCCCACTTTGCTAGATTCTTTACATATTGTTCTTGATTGTATAGACTCTTGCCCAATCTTTCTCTAAACTGCTGATTGCTGGGCTTTACTTCAACAACCTCGGCATGCTTTCTTCCATTCTTGTCCTGATATACAATAAAAAAATCAGGAACATAAATTGTGTACTTTCCTGTTAGTGGATCCTGGTATGGAATTTGTACGCTTTCACTAGCCCAGTTTTGAACTCCTTGATGTTCATCTAGCATTTTCATGAAAACAAATTCCCAACTGCTTCTAGCCAATGGTGTTTTCTTCCCGATATATTTCTCGGGATTCTTCATGCTAAATTTTCCCTGAGCAAATTTTGCCATTATATGATTACGTTTCTTTTTTCAAATTCAGTTTTCTTAGTATCAATTCTAAAACCAAGAGCAGAGGTTGGAAGTCTGTTGCTGTTTAATATTTCACCAACCAATGATGATAGTTGTAGTGTTTCTAGTCCTTTAAGGCTTTCAATTAAATTTCTTACAGGAACACCATCTCTCTTGGATTGTTGTAGCAATACTAAACTTGTCACGATGGATGCTTGTTCACCAAATCCTTTTTCTTTCAAGAATGCTACTGTTGAATCAACTTCGTCGCCCTTGAATTCAAAACCCGGAACACCGTATTCATTAAAATACAAAAGTGTCTTGGTAGCACTATCTATTCTTTGTTTTGGTGGTAAATTAGAAACTACTGATTCTGATCTTGCCATGAGTTTACTGTCCTCCGCTACCTGGGAAACTTACTCCAGGCAAACCTGATATGGTGTTTACTGCCCTGTTTGGAGTTAGTGCTATATTAAATGCTTCTGCCCTTAGTGTGTCACCATTAATATTACCTATATTTCTATATAGATTAACAGCACCAAGAGCCGCTTGTAACACTCCTACGCTTCCTTGTCCTAGACCTTCTTTATAAAGATCACCAAAGATTTCTGATGATCCTGCGTTAATTACTTCTGCGGCACCACTGATGATTCCGCCAGGACCAAATATACTGCTGGTGCCTCCGCCTAATACTGATAGAGGAGACGGTGTCTGATCGTAATTTATCTCGCCAAACCCTGTTGGCTCACCGCCCTTTGTTATTGCTCCAGACCCATACAATACCGTTTCATACTTTAGGGTCATGTTTGATTCCATTGGGGCACCGCTTTGACTGTAATCAACATCGCCGTGATCCCAAGTAACAATATGAGGGTTGACTAGTTGATAACTGTTAAATCTTTTCTTTGCCATGGTATAGATAGTTACAGATTTTAGGAAAGGTTCTTCTACACCAAGCTGATCCAAACCATATTTAAATCTATTGGTAGTGTCGTTGCTTTTTCTATACGGTCCCATGTTTACCGTACTCCAGGCATCATTGGTGTATTGCTGTCTCTCTGGAGAATAGTAACCATAATACAATGCCCAAAGAGCGTTGGTTATACCAGCACTGTCATCGTGCATCTTAACGCTTACGGGCTCATAATTGATTTGCTTGTAGATAATTTTCTTTTTGTTGTACTGATTCATTGTATCAGTTTCAAAATTAAATCTTGGAAGGCTAGCACTTTTTACCAGCATGCCAATATCATTTTTATAATTTAAAAGGAATTCCTTGCTTCGTACAGCCTTGGGATTAACTTCAAAATAAACATGAAAAGAAAATTTTGTACGAGGAGCCTTTGCCATTGCTCCATCAACGAACATGCGTGAGGCGTGGCGATTATCTCCCAAGTTACCCTTGGGATTAGTTAATCCTTGTCCTACGCCTGTTAAGAATCTTGTGAATTTGTCTGCCATACTATTATTTAGCCACAAAAAAAGCCCGGGGTTTTATGCCGGGCTTTAGTTGTTCAACAAACTATCTAAATATAACTTTCTTTATTATACCGTGCCGCCACCAGTTGTTAGAGCACCAATTGTTCTGGCACCGATATTTCTACCAATACCGTCTACGCCGCCGCCTCTGTATTGGATAGCGTTGTCGTATCTTAGGTTCAGTGAAATAGTTGCTGGTTCATTTGATGTGTAGTTTAGATCACCGTAGTCGATGTTCTGTACAAATGTACCATAAAGCTCAAATGTTTCTAGAACGTTTGGTGTTTGAGTTCCGTTACCACCGTCTAGTATTTCAATGAGTGTTGTAAACTTATAATCTTGTCCTGAAGCTGCACTTGCTTGCTCGAAGAAGTCGAACTGCTTCTGGATTTGCTCACCGCACAATCTTTGGATTGTTCCACTTGCGTCATCACGAACGTTAAGTGTAATTGCTTCCCAGTTGTGTCTACCTGCTAGATAGATACGTGAGTTGTAAACAGGAATTTCCATTTCTTCAAAGTTGATCTTTGGACGAGTAACATCCATTACCTGTTTTGTTAATTCTGTTGGTACAGTACCGTTAGCGCCGAATCCCTGTAGTATCACCCTAAAGCGATACTTTAGTTTAGGCATCAGCAAGCCTTGGTTTGAACTTGAATTATCTGTCTGTAGTGGGACAGTTAATTTTGATAGTGTTGAAATTGCCATTTTTTATGCTCCAGTTATATACTTTTATTTAGCCATTTTGCTAATGGGGGCTTTCACCCCCATCAACCTTATGCTGTTGCTTGTCCCTGAATCTCTCCAGTGTTCTTGAGTCTTAGTGGAATGTAAATGAACTCAATTGATTTAACTGGTTCAATCGCAATATCCACGTATAGCTCGTTACGATCAATTCTTGCGGCTGTGTTGTTTGATTCATCACATACCACAGCAAAGTCGTAAAGTGCTCTTAGTCCAACTAGCTCAAGAAGTAGACTTTCAACTGCCTGCTTGATTTCGTCTCTAGTGATCTTGTCATTAGGTTCAAAAACAAACGGTTTAGCAAGTCTGTTAAGTTGTGTTCTTAGGTAAATTACCAAGCGAGCAACATTGATTCTATCAAGTGCTGTATCGCCTGCCGCTCTTGTTCTTTGGCCGTAGTTAACAAGTCCTACACCGTTAAAGAACGTGATTGGGTTTACTCTGATATCGTATAGTGTATTTCTTTGATTGTCTGTTAGAGCAACACTATTGAATACACCATCATTTCCAACATAACCAACCGCAGTTGCGTTTGAAACTCCGCCGCGTCTAATACCTGCCGGAGCAAACCATGGATAACTTACTTGGTCACTCAATGCGATAGTCTTAAGCATCATGTGACTTGGTGGAACAACAACTGTTGAACCTGTATTATCACTTGTTAGTCCGCTTGGGTAAAACACAGCAGTATACTCATCGGAAGTTATCAAACCATCTTCACCGTCGATGCTTGCGCCTGCGATATTGTT